AATCCCCGCCGCCGTGACTAAGTAGTGAGAAAAAATACTCTCTCCAACGGGGTTCGATTCGGACGAATTTTTCGCTTATAGGCAGAGGAAAGAAACATTTTTGATTTTCGTTGAAAAAGCGGCGTTCTCATGTCCGGTGGTGAGCGAAGAGAGAAAATTTCTAAGTTCTCTGTTCAAACCGCAATCTCACCTCCAGTGGGTAGTGGGGGTTGACATTTTTCCCATGTAAGCGAAGGCGGCAGAAAATTCATATAAAAATATGATTTTCTTCGTCAAAACGCTTCTCCCATCTCCAAAGAGGAATAGAGGGAAGAAAATTTCCAAAGTTTTCGGCCAAACCGAGATCTGACCTCCAGTGGTTAGTGGAAAGGGATTTTTCCTCAACCATCGTCAAAACGGCTCCTTGCTGACCAAGTGCTAACTGTAAGGGGCAATACACAAAATCGAAAGGAGGCACACACAGTGCAAGTTCAATTAGAAAAAATACCGCAGTATTTAAAGGACAACGGCCAGTTCTGCAACTGGAGATATGAACTGCGGGACGGCAATCAGACCAAGGTGCCGTATATGTCCGGCACAAGACGCAAAGCCAATGTGGATGACCCGACCACATTCACAGCCTTTGAGACTGCGGTATCCGCAACAGGCTATGACGGCATCGGCATCCGTGTCTGCGGCCGGATCGTGGGTATCGACCTGGACCACTGTATCGAGGATGGCAAGCTGCTCCCGTGGGCGCAGGCCATCGTAGACCGCTTCGGTGCGACCTACATCGAAATCAGTCCCTCCGGCGAGGGCATCCGCATTTTCTGTCTGCTGCCGAGCGGCTTTGAATACGATACCCAGACCTATTACATCAAAAAGGGCAACATCGAGGTCTACATTCCTGGTCACACCAACAGATTCCTCACAGTGACCGGGAACACCATCAACGGCGCAGATGTGACGGAAACGGGAGAATCTCTCGTTTGGCTGCTCGACACCTATATGCGCCGCCCCACACCTTCGACTGCCGCCATTGCCATTCCCAACGAAAGCTACCTCAGTGATGATGCTGTGATTGCTAAAGCATCCGCTGCCCAGAACGGTGAAAAGTTCAAGCGGCTCTGGAACGGTGACATCACCGGGTACAAGAGCCAAAGCGAAGCGGATGCTGCATTGGTTTCCATCTTGGCATTCTGGTGCAGCGGTGATAAAGCACAGATGGACAGGCTTTTTCGACAGTCCGGCTTGATGCGTGAAAAGTGGGATTCCCTCCGTGGTGCTGGCACCTACGGCAACATCTCCATCGAAAAGGCAGTCGCTCGAATGACCGACTACTACAAGCCTATCATCCCACGCTCTGCCGCCGAGGATTTCGGAGTGGAACGGCTGAAGGAACTTGATCCTATGGATTCCTCCAAATACCCGTGGAACGACATTGGCGCTGGTCACATCTTCGCTGACTTCTATCAAGACAGACTGCGCTATGTGCCGGAGCGGAAGATGTGGTTTCACTATGAAAATGGTGTATGGCAGCCGGATACCGGCAATCTCCGTGCGATGCTCTACTGCATGGAACTGGCTGACCTCATGTACACCTTCGCCCTTGAGATAAGGGACGAGGATAAGCGTAAATCCTATATGAAATACGCCAGCCGATGGCAGAGCCACTCCAACCGGGTCAATATTCTCAAGGATGCTCAAGTATATCATCCCATTCCATACGGCAGCTTCGATGCGGACATCTACATCTTCAACTGCAAAAACGGCACTCTGCATATCGACACCGGGGAGTTCACCGAACACCGCAGCACCGACCTTCTCACCAAGATCAGTCCCGTGGTGTATGACCCAACAGCCTACTCGGAGCGTTTCGGCACCTACATTGATGAAATCATGAGCGGTGATACCGACAGAGCCAAGTTCCTGCAGAAGATCCTCGGCTATGGTCTTACTGGAGACACCCGGCACGAATGCATGACCATCCTCTACGGCGTGACCACACGCAACGGCAAAGGTACCCTCTGTGAAAGCGTACTGAAGGTGCTTGGTGACTATGGCTGTGCCTCCCGCCCGGAGACTATCGCCATGAAAAGCTACACCAATGGCTCACAGCCCAGCGAGGATGTGGCTCGGCTTGCCGGTGTTCGCTTCGTAAATATCCCGGAGCCAGGAAAAGGAATGGTGCTGGATGCCGCCAAGGTTAAGGCTATGACCGGCAACGATACCCTCAATGCCCGTTTCCTTCACGAGAACAGCTTTGACTTCCAACCGCAGTTCAAGATCTATGTGAACACCAACTTCCTGCCAGTCATCAACGATATGACCTTGTTCTCCAGTGACCGCATCATCATTATCCCGTTTGACCGGCATTTTGATGAGCAGTCCCGTGATACCACACTGAAACGCCGCTTTGCAGAGGAAGGTGTCCAAAGTGCCATCCTCAACTGGCTGTTGGAGGGATACCGCTTGCTCCAGAGCGAGGGAGTATTTCTCCCTAAGTCCGTAAAAGATGCCACCGACCGCTATCAGCATGACAGTGACAAGATGGCACTGTTCTTTGAGGACAACCTGGTAGCAGATGAAACGGCAGAGGAACTGACCTCCACGGTCTATGCCCGGTATAAGGGATGGTGCCAGGAGAACGGATGCTACCCGGAGAGCATGAAGAACTTCAAGCAGGGACTGCAGGCTTTTGCTCAGGTAGTCCGCAAGCGTCCCAAGCACGGCGGCGAAAAAACCACGATGCTCATCGGCTATCGGCTCATTTCCGAGTTCGATGCTCCGCCGCTGACATAATCACACGGCATGGGGCAATGTGGCAGATGATTATAGGTTTTTTCTATAGGAAAACAAATCTTGAAAACAACCATAATTACTTGCCACATTGCCCCGTGCGGAAAGGAGGCGGTGCCTATGATTGCGTAGCATCCTGTGACCCATACACCCAAAATCAACGAAAGGAGCAAAACGCTATGAAACACAGATTCTTTTACGGCTTGAAGCCGGGCATCAACAATCTCAGCACCAAGGACTTCTCCCAGAAGGACTATGAGTGCAGCTTGCTCTTCCAGACCAAGCGTGGCGCACCCGTAGTGGTGGCCCGTCACAAGAGCCTGGATATCTGGAAGGTGCAGAATGGTTTCTCCACCGTGTTCTTCGGAACAAAGGCAGAAGCACTGGCCTACTGCAAAGGTCGGTTCCTCGATGCAGACGGACAGGCGGTGTAAGCCATGACAGACATCAAGTATTACCCACTCATCGACTGCGACACTGAGGGTACGGAGAAAGTGGCAATGATCCCCGCAACCAACGGCAGCACAGTCAAGGCGCAGAGCGGAATGTGGATCGAAGAGATGATACCTCACTACTTCCGGCTCTACACCAAAAGCAGCTGTTCCGCTGACACCTTCTATATCCGCTGCCCTCGATGCGGCTCGGCACTGAAGCGTATCAGCGGGAGCATCAACGAAACCAAGCGCGGCCTGTATGTATGTAGTGCCT